GCGCTCGGTTTCAGTCATGCGATGCGTGAACATCATCGAGAAAAACTCCCCTTCGGCGTATCGACGCACCATCCAGAGGCCGTAATGGCCGCTGGTGGCGGGAGGCTAAAGACCCGAGATGCACTGTCAACAGTCAGGCAGTCGAGCGGGCTTATTTCCCTTGCGGGTATTGTATTCGCCGCCCTCCCGCCGAAGGGAGGAATGCGCCGGACAGAATCCGGGCACAAAAAAACCGCGTTCAATTCGGTGCGGCCATCCGCTGTTGAATGTACATGGAGGTCTTTAGGCTCCAACGCGGACGTTATCGAAACCGCATGGGGGATGCAAGCGAAAAACGGATGGGTGGGCGGGCTGCTGACCCAGCGCAGGCGCTCGGTTTCGGTCATGCGATGCGTGAACATCATCGAGAAAAACTCCCCTTCGGCGTATCGACGCACCATCCAGAGGCCGCAATGGCCGCTGGTGGCGGGAGGCAAAAAACCCGAGATGCACTGGCACTAGTCAGGCAGTCGAGCGGGCTTATTTCCCTTGCGGGTGTTGTATTCGCCGCCCTCCCGCCGAAGGGAGGAGTGCCACGGACAGAATCCGGGCACAAAAAAACCGCGTTCAATTCGGTGCGGTTATCCGCTAGTGCATGTACATGGAGTTTTTTGGCTCCAACGCGGACGTTATCGAAACGGCATGGTGGATGCAAGCGAAAAACGGATGGGTGGGTCAGTTAAAGCAAGCGGGGATGCTGCGTTGCAGGGTGGTGTTGCTGAACCTTGATGATGCTATATTCCTTGCGTATTCCTGCATTGGACTGAAACTGCCGTTCACGCACAACGCATTGCAGATGATCGCCCATTGCAAAGAGCTCCACGTTCGTAGCAATGCGATTGAGAAATTCTGCGTCTTCAATCGTGGCATTGAAGGGCTCGCTCCCGTCCGTAACGCGCCATTTGTTATCTTTCTTGAAGCTCAAGCTGATAATCTGCAGCCGCATTGGGCGGGTAAGTTCCTTGATTTCCAGTTCTGGACCCTCAACGTCAAAATATCCGACTTCGCTCTTGAAGATTTCGACGGCTTTCTGCCCCGCTCTCTTGAACCTTAAGCTATCGATTCCATCTGTCAGCAGAACATCAACAAGACTCTTTGTGTTTTTACGTACAGGAAGGCTCTCAAATAGCTGTAGCGCTCTTGGATCGATAACTTGAGTATTCCCATCAAGGTGAATATGTAAATGGCGATCCCCCTTTTGCTCGACCCTCTCTGGAGATTTCCCCTTAAGAAATTTATATAGCCGTATTAGTGACTCAATTATTGCCAATACAGAAGCAATAATTACTACTTGATCGCCATCGACTGGGATGGAATCCAGCAATGGCAATGCCTTGTCCATTAAATATTGGGCAGTCCCAATACCAACCTCAAAAGAACCAGCGGCAGTTGCCTTTACACGCACAGAAACTTGTGCGCGCTTTTTATTGAGCTCCTCATTGGCAGATTGAATCAAATCGCCGAGGGCGATCAAGGCAGGGCCTAAATTCTGAACGTCGATTTCTCCGTTCTCGACCGCAGCGCCATCGAATACCAAGGTTAAATCAGCGTGGTTCATGCCGACCGGCCCCCATGATTTTCAGGGGGCCTCGCGTCTTGGATAGATGAAAGCGTCACTGGCAGTCCCCCTTTTTGTTGCAAGGCCCATAGTTGTGGGTAGCAACAAATACCGACACGCAAAATGACAGTCCAGAGTTTTGTCCTCTGCAATTTCACAATCATGAAGGACGAAAACATACATGCGCCTGTTGCCGGGTGGCAGATCCGTGGTGGCCTGCGCCCCTGCCAAGCCTTTTGTTTTTATTATTTGTTTTTTGGTTTTTAAACGCCCGCGCGCGTTCCTTATATAGGGGGGTGGAAGACCGTGTAAAATTTTGCGACCGTCATTTCTGCGGAAAGGCTGCGGACCGTATTAAAAATTTTACACACACAAGCCGGGCTGTGGAAAACTGCGGGCGCACGTGGCCCGCAGTTCGTTACGAAACGCTCTCTCAGCGCTGGACAACCAGAACTGTGTCACAGGTTGAGGCTGGCTTTTCAAGGAGCCGCGCCGCGCCATAGCCGACAACCATTCCGGCTGCTACTGCTGTCGCCAGCAGCGCCCCCTGCATCCAGCGTTTCCGCCTTTGATAGGCGGTCCGGCCACAGGCATCCGCAATCAGCCCGGCCTGGGCGCGTATGGCCCGCCCCATTTCCTCGGGAAAACGGTCTGGGTAGTTCTTACTCATACTACTTTCTCTTGCATAAACAACACCAAGACCAGCGATCGCTGGCGGGTGAAGAGCATTGTTTTTCAATGCATTGTATACGCCCTGACCCGGATCCGTTGTGCACGAGCCAAGAGGCAGGCATCCGGGGGCGAGCAAAAATAACACCACCGATCCATCGATAAAAATATAGACACGCCCGTATTCTATCGCTTAATCATCTATATATCGATTGATTATCAAGGGGACACGCCATGGATGATCGCCTCGCCATACTCCCTCTTTCTGTCCGGGCGCACCGTGCCTGGTCACTTGCCTGGAGCGCCCGCCACGGAAGAAAGACAGAAATCAGGCTGTTTACAGAGCTTTTCAAACAGTCATCAGATCCGAACGCCCTGATCCGCAGGCTTGTTCACAGCGTTGAGGAGGTTCATCCGTGACCATTATCCAGACATACGCGGGCCATCGATTTTCACTGCTTCATCCCGACCCGCGCGACATCAACCAGCGTGACATTGCCATTGCCCTGTCCCGTCTGCCCCGCCTTGGTGGCCACACCTCGACGTTCTATTGCGTTGCCCAGCACGCATGGCTTGGCGTGGATGTTCTTCGACGGGCAATCCGCAATGATCGTTCCCTGTCCCGGCTGCTGCGGATTGCCGGACCAGAACGCAGCGAAACAACCGAAGCCGTTATACGCCGTGCCCGCCATGATGACGCCATGTCCAGACAGCTGTTGTTGGCCACGCTCCTGGACGATGCGCCGGATGCCTACATCGGCACACTTTCACCGCTGGTCACCATGGCACTGGAGAAAATCGCCAGAATCTCTCCGCTTGGAACGCTTGACACGGCGATTACCCTCACCATCCACCAGGCATTCGGGCTGCCTTTTCCTTTGCCTGCAGGCTGGGTCGCTGTTTTGAAACTTGTCGATGAGATCATGCTTGCGACAGAGTATCGGGATCTGCTTCTGGTCCGGAACAGCGATATGGAATTTCCGGGCGCGGCGGAGTTCCGCATCCAGCCTGAACCCGAACACCGTGCTCCGGACCTGTTCCTGGAGTGTCTGGAGAGTCTGCACAGCCGGGCTGTACGGCACCAGGCAATGGCAAGCTGACGATGCCGCTGACAAAGGACATCAGGATTCCCATGCAGGGGGCCAGGGCGCACACCCGTCCGGGCCCCCTGACCGAAGAGCGGATTACCGCTGCCTTGCGTGTACTGGCCCGCATTGTCTGTGATTACCCGGGGCTGCTGAATCAGGACCACGTTCGCCATCTGGCTGCGCGGCTTCTTGCCGAACGGGATGCTGCCAGAAAGGATGCTGAAATCGATGCCGCCCTCCGGCAATTCGCTCTTCCTGACGCGGGCCTGACACCCACGAAACCAAAAGCGCCAACATGGACCGCGCGTTAAGTGGCATGGCCGTTCATCTTGGTCAAAGCGGGGCCGCTTGTTCAAACAGGCTTGCACATCGAAGGCAAATAATCACCAGCCTGACAGAAAGGACTTAACCAATGCGTACACCACACCGGATTCTGTCGGCATTCATAATGCTTGCAGCGGGCTGGGCCACTTTGACCCTCGGCATGTCTGTGACCACTGCGGTGGCGCAGCTCATGATGGTTTTCTTCATGAGCACACTCGGTCTTTACGCGGTTTTCAGCGCCATCATGTACCGCTCTTCGCACCTGCTGGTGCGGCTGCACAATAACATCAACGATGAGGAGTGCAGGCGCGATACGCATGTCTTGCGAGACTACTTGCACATAATGGGCGGCGTAGCGATTGTGTCAGTCCTTCTTCTGCTGACCTTCGAAGGATGCCGTCACATGGCGCCCGCCACGGTATCAGGCGTAATGGTTCTGAACCTCGCCCGCATGATGGAGGCCGGTTTGTTCGGGCTGTGTGGGCTTAATCTGGTGTACCTGCTGCTTCTGTTCAGAAGTCTGGTTCAGGGTATGGTTCAAGAAGCCATGACCCGGGACACGCTTGATGAAAACAAGCAGATTGTGGAAGCCGAATGATGCGCGTGCTCATCGGGTGTGAATTTTCCGGAACCGTGCGGGATGCATTCCGGGCGGCGGGTCATGAGGCTATGTCTTGTGATCTGCTGGAGACGGAAACGCCCGGACCGCACTACAAAGGAGACGTGCGTGATGTGCTGGACTATCCGTGGGATCTGGCGATATTTCATCCGCCGTGTACGGACCTGGCTGTATCCGGAGCACGGCATTTCAGTGAGAAGCGTCAGGACGGGCGGCAACAAGCCGCTGTGTCCTTCGTTCGGCTTCTGGCCCGGAGCGAAATTCCGCGCATAGCCATAGAGAATCCGATCTCGGTTCTGTCCAGCATCTGGCGTAAACCCGATCAGATCATTCATCCGTGGCAATTTGGTCATGGGGAGACGAAGGCTACGTGTCTGTGGCTGAAAGGCCTGCCGCTGTTGCATCCCACCCACGTTGTTGAAGGGCGGCACGCGCGTATCCACAACATGCCACCCACACCTGACCGCTGGAAGCTCCGCAGCCGGACTTATCCCGGAATCGCCGAAGCCATGGCTGCGCAATGGGGGTCCTCGTCAGAGGACGAGAGCAAGGGGGCTTGCAATGGGGCTGTTCGTTGGTAATGCTTGGTCGTGTGGCACAGGAGGGAGATCTATGCGGACATCTGTCCTGCTTGAGAGGAAAAGGCGGGTCGTGCGTGCTGCCATCGATCGGTCGCGCCTGAAAAACCCCCGTATTTTTGGCTCGGTCCTGCATGGCACCGACCAGGAAGGCAGTGACCTTGACCTTTTGGTTGACGCACCGCCCGGCACGACGTTGTTTGAACTCGGTGGCCTCCAGGAGGAGCTTGAGCTTCTCCTGGGCATTCGTGTTGAGGTGCTGACGCCCGAGGATCTGCCGGAAAAATTCCGGGCCAAGGTTCTGTCCGAGGCCAAGGCCCTATGAGCGAGAATCGCCTGGAAGACTATCTGGAGCATATGCAGCAAGCTGCGGAGGATGCGTGCACCTTTGTGGATGGTCTGGATAAAGATGACTTCCTGGCTGATAAAAGGACGCAGCAGGCTGTCATAATGAGCATGGTTATCGTTGGGGAAGCCTCAGCCAAGATTATAAGTGGGTATGGCGCTTTTGTCGCCGAGCATCCCGAAGTCCCCTGGCGCAGTATGCGCGGCATGCGGAACCGAATTGCCCATGGATACTTCGAGATTAATCTTTGCGTTGTATGGGACACCGTACAAGAGTGCTTGCCAGAGCTGATCGAGCAGCTCCGTCTATTGCGCCGCTCAACAATCTGAACTTGCTCTTTACATTCAGCAGGCTGTCAGCTCTCCGTCTTCGACGCCGTTACCGCTTCTGCCCCGTTCCCGCGCCAGCTGTCGTGAAGACCGATCAGGACATCGGCTATCTGGGCCGGGGTCAGATTTCCCTGCAGCAGTCCTGACAGGGATTGCGCAATCACATAGCGCATCAGTTCACGATCAAGACCTGATGTTGCCCTGTCCTGATTGGGCTGACCTGTGGCCAGCCATGCGATATCCGCGTCCAGGACCCGTGCAATCTCGGCCAGCTTTGACGTGGTACGGGTTTTGCCCGCAATCAGGAAGGATATGGACGACTGCGAGGCCCGGACACGGCGCGCAAGCTCGCTGATCGACATGTTCCGGTCGGCCAGCAACTTCTTCAGGCGTCCGCCGATGCTATCAAGATCGTATTCGGTCATGACTCTCTTCTACCCCATTTCATGTCCTTGACGGTCCACATAATTATCGATAGCTTGTTCATCTATTTATAGATGGAGGAAAGCATGACAGAAGCACAGCTCCGGGCCATACATTTCATGGAACAGGCTGTTGGTGTGGCTGGGTCGCAAAGTGCGCTCAGCCGCAAGATTGCCATGGGTCAAGGCAGTATATCCCGCGCCCTCAAGATCGGGCGTGTCTCACCACGGATGGCGGTCAGGATCCATCAGGCGCTTGGCTTCGATCTTGATGAGGTCCTTGCGGTCGCCCTCGCACGCTGAGGGCCATTTTCCGGGCCAGGCGCACCTGAATGCGCACAGCCCTGAGCATTGTGTCGATATCCGCCCCCAGGCTCCTGTTCCATTCAGCACGGTCCGGTGTTCCCAGGGGCGGCGCATGTTTCAGCAATGTCTCGATATCCATCATCCCCCCTTTTTCATCGCAGGGGGAAGCATCACCTGCAAGGCGAGTGCAAATCCATGTCAGAAAACTGGACGATCAACACTGATGCGTTAAAGCAGAGCATTCCCACGGCGCTGAACATGTTTGTCCGCCCGGGTCGCATGTCCAGGGAAGAGCTGTCCCGGTGGACAGGGATCGACACGCGAACGATCAAGGCTCACCATCTCGGGGAAACGGTGCCCAGTGTTGCGGCACTGTTTTCTTACTTTCGGGTCTTGCCGGTTGCTTTTGCGGAACACGTGCTGGCGCAGGCCGGTCTGGGTGGTGTCCATCGCCTGGAGCAGACGGCAAACGCCAATCACGTGATGGCCGAGCTTGGTGAAGGCATCGCTGCACTTGGCCACGCGATGGCCGACGGGCACATCGACCATCAGGAGCGCCCGGGCGTAATCCGCGAGCTGCGTGAAGCGGCGGCAGCGGCGGAAGAACTGGCAGCATCCCTGGAGAGGGGCCGCACATGAACCGGTTGCTGGTGGAAAACCCCCTGTACCGGGCCAGACGCATACTGGGTGATCGTGTGGTGCCGGTGCCTGACGGGATGTATCGCCTTGACGGGCGTCTTGTCACGCCGCGACAACTGGTGTGCACGGCCAATGACGTTCTGGAGGCGTCCGGGCTTCCGGCGATTGCCTACCCCGGTACAGCCCACCCCTGATGGGTTCCCGTTTTGATCCGTCTGTTCTGCGCGCGATCCGGGAGCGGATCCCGCTTTCCGAAATTGTTGGGCGGGACATCCGTCTCATCCGGTGCGGACGTGAGTTCCAGGGCCTGTGCCCCTTTCATGCCGAGAGAACGCCGAGCTTTACCGTTTGCGAGGACAAGGGCTTTGCGCACTGCTTCGGGTGTGGCTGGAACGGCGATGTTTTTGGCTATCTCATGGCACGTGGCCGCACTTTCGTTGAAGCCGTCACCGAACTGGCCGATCTGGCCGGAGTGGCGGTTTCAGGCCAGCGTCCGTCCCGTCCCCTGCGTCCGGTCCTGACGCGCCGGAATCAGGAGGATCGCGCGGCAAAGGATGCGGCCACGGCAGAACAGGCGCGGATCCTGTGGGCTGGATCGGACAATGCCCGTGGAACGGTGGTGGAGCGGTATCTGCGGGAAGGACGGGGGCTGGATCTGGACCGTATCGGCGGCCTGCCGGACGCACTCCGGTTTCGCCCATGTGACGAATGCGTGGAGTGTGGTGCGGATGGCCGGTTCAGGGTGGTCTGGGCTGGCCCGGTCATGATTGCGCCCTTGGTTGTTCCTGACAGGAACGGAAAGGCACGGATTGTTGGCGTGCATCGCACATGGCTGTGCCCGGATGGGTCTTCACGCCTGAAAGAGGTGGATGGGCTACCTGTCCGGGGCAAAAAGATGCTGGGCAGGGCCAGTGGCTCCATCATTCCCCTGTCATCGAAGCGGATGCCGCACATGCAGGGGGGAGAAGGCATCGAAACCAGCCTTGCCGGTTGGTGTGCGGTTCCTTCCCTGCCCGCGATTGCCCTGGCTTCTCTGGGGAACTTCAGCGGACGGACGGATGGGCACGGGGGGTGGTCTCCATGGCCCGGCCTGAAGACCTTCACATGGCTTGAAGATGCGGACGGCACAAATCCAGCCGCTATGGAGCAGCGGGTTACACGCGGGCTTGCGCGTCTGCATCGTTCGGGGGTGCAGGTCCGGCGGGCGTCTCCCCCCGTGGGGATGGACATGAACGACTTTTATCGAAAAGGCACATAAACTATGGCACGGCACGATGTGGCAGCCGCCATCACACACGCTGTGGCGTGGCGGCCTGCGGCTTTTGATCAAACAGACCCGCTGAATTATCGTCTGGCCTGGCTGCCGCGCAATGATGCGGGCAATGCTGAACGGCTTTTGTCGCGGTTCGGAGACGATTTGCTGTATGTGCAGGATATCGGCTGGGCCTGGTGGGACGGTCGCCGCTGGTCGCTGGAGATGGGCCACACAATGGCAAACCGGCTTGCGCACGAGACGGTCAGGCATATCTACGACGAGGTGCAGGCCCTTCAGGATGCCATCGGTGCGAAAGGAGTGCCGGATGAGGAGGTGGAAGTCCACCTGAAGTGGGCTTCTGCATCCGGGAACGCGCAACGCATCAATGCGATGATCAACATCTGCCAGCATTATCGCGTCCGTCGTCCGTCAGACCTGGACGCCAGTCCGATGCTGCTCAATGTTGCCAATGGTACGCTGGAGCTTGATGACCCCATTCTTTCCGGAACATCGGTCCCGCGACGCAGCCATCTGATGACCAAGGTGATCGAGGTTGATTATGAGCCGGAAGCAACCAGTCCGTCCTTTCTGCGTTTCATGGAAGACATTCTTCCGGACCACGAGGTCCGCAGCTTCTTGCAGCGTTCCTTCGGTTACGCACTGACCGGCCTGATTGACGAGCAGGTGCTCTGGTTTTTCTATGGTACCGGGGCCAATGGAAAGTCCACGCTGGTCAATATCATGGCCCGCATCCTTGGCTCGTACTGCATGAGCGTTCCGTTTTCCTCGCTGGTTCTTGACGAGCGCAAGCGGGGTGAATCGGCTTCGCCGGATCTGGCCCGGCTTCCCGGTGCGCGAATGGTGCGGGCATCGGAGCCTGAAAAGGGCGTAAAGTTCAGTGAGTCCACCATCAAGTCCATAACCGGCGGGGAGCCGCTGACCGTGCGGCACCTGAATCAGGGCTTCTTCGAGTTCACGCCAAGCTTCAAGCTGTTCCTGTCCGGCAATCACAAGCCTGTCATCCGGGGGCAGGATCACGGGGTATGGCGGCGGATCAACCTTGTGCCCTTTACCGTGTCGATTGCGAAGGAAAAAAGGGACCCCGGGCTGGAGGAAAAACTGTGGGAGGAACGTTCCGGTATTCTCAACTGGCTGCTGGACGGCCTGCGTATGTGGAGGCGCAGCGGACTCTGCCCACCCGAGGCGGTGGTTGCCGCAACCCGTGAATACCGCGAGGACAGCGATCCCCTTGGCCTGTTTCTCAATGCATGGACCGAAACGCATGAGTCCGGGCGCGTTCAGGGCAAAAGGTTATTTGATGCCTATGCCCTGTGGTGTCGGGGCAATGCCATCGAACCGATGACCAACACCCTGTTTGGCAGAATGCTGGGCGAGCGTGGTTTGCAAAAAGACCGCTGTGGGATTATTACATACCGGGGCATCCAGCTCCGTCAGGACGCGCTTGACGCCCTGGATGAGGCAGAGCGCAAGCGCATTGCGCGCAGCCCCCGCGATGAAGATCGCTAGACCGTCCGGACTGTCCGGAAACTGTACGAAAAAAAGTTCTTTCATTTCAAGGGTTGCCGGAGGGTTGGAGGGTACGGACAGTCACCCCAATGATAACCCTCACACGCGCGCGCATTAAGAGTTTCATTGGGGTAACTATCCGTACTATCCGTATCAAGAAAAGGTAAGAAGTAACATATTTATATAGAACGATTTTTTTCCGTACAGTTTGGAAAAAACCAACTGTCCGGACTGTACGAACTGTCCGGGAAGAGGGGCATATGAGCTGTTTGATCGATATCGAGGATCTTTTGGTCTGGAGTTACGCCGTCGAGCGTGCGGATCGTACCGGTCTGCAGAATCAGGGGCCGGGGTGGCCGCGTGACAGCGTGCTGCGGCTGGAATGCGCCGGGCTGGGAGGTCTGTCCGGCACGGGGAGCGGTCAGGGATGCCATGCTGACGCTGAAACCGTTCACACGGCTGTCTCGGGGCTTTCTGCGGAGATGCAGCGTCTGGTCATTGGTCACGCCCGTTCCGGCACCCGGCCCGAATGGTTCCCCGGGGCGCGGCCTGTTGTGGCGGCAGAGCTGAACCGGCAAGGGCGGCCACGAAAGCTGTACGACCATAACCGCCATGTGACAGGGCACGCCGTGCGGGCTGGCGTGGAGCTTGGTGACGGCTCGATCTGGTATGACTGGACCATGGACGGCATTGGCCGGGCACGGGCTGTGTACACCGCCTGGCATCAAGCCCTGATCGAGCTGGCGGGATGGCTCGACATGAGCGGATTGCTTGTCGATTATCAGGTTTCCGGACCAGCGGCACCCGATTCACCGTGGAAAAATTTAGGGGTTGTTTTTTCAAACCCTGTTGACAAGCCGGTTGCGAAAAGTTATTGACAGTAACTCATGAGGCTTGAACTGTGCCCGGACGGATAATACGTCTCGGGCACTTTGCTTTTTCCGGATATCATCATGCCCTGGGCACCCAAGAAACCATGCTGTCAGCGTGGCTGCAGACGCTTGACGTCTGGCCGCTTCTGCGACGTACACCAGACAGCCGCAGACGCGGAACAACGTGCAAGCAGCCGGATTTACGACCGGTTGCGCGGATCGGCGGCAAAGCGGGGCTATGGCAGCCGCTGGCGTGCGGCCCGTCTGGCTTTCCTGAAAGAACACCCACTGTGTGAATGCGAGGCATGCGGCGGCGGTGCCATGCGGGTGGCTGCGGCAACGGTGGTGGACCACATCATCCCTCACCGGGGTGACCAGGGCCTGTTCTGGAGCCGCAGAAACTGGCGGGCCATGGCCAAGGTCTGTCACGACCGTAAAACAGCCCGGCAGGACGGCGGACTGGGAAATCCGGTCACGGCGACGGCAAAAGCCATTGACAAGCCATGGCGCTGTGGGCAAACCTGACCGCGTTGTGGCAAATTCCACAGCCGGGTTTAGCAGCCCGCATAACAAAAGGCGTCCGAACCGCGCCCGTAACAGCGCGGTTTTCCTATGGTCGGGCGTGCAGGAGAACCTTCGGGTTCGCCGTTTACCTTTTGGCGGTACTGCTAATCCTGTGCGTCCGGCCACCACGTTTAGCAGCGCGGTGGTCGGGTTTTCAACTCGATCAAAAGGAGGTTCGCGATGAGCGAACAGGCTACGTTTGCGCCCTCTCTCCCTGCATTTTTCCCTGTTCGGTCCGACCCGGTCGTTGTGCTGGCCCGCCAGCTGGCCACGGTAACCCGCGTCGCCATGCATCAGGCCCCGCTGGATCCGGACAAAACAGCCCTGATCGACCATCTGGAGCACCGCATCAGCCACGCCCGGGCAACCAGCCTTGACGGCGCACTGGCACAGGGCCTCGCCGCATTCGGGATCCTGTCCGCCCTTGAAGATGAAGCGGGCGACGCGGACCCCGATGCCCTGATCCGCCGGGCCTGTCGGCTGGTGGTCTCGATGTTGTGTGTTCTGGAGCAGGCGGCATCGGTCCACAGCGCCGCACTTGGCGGGACGTATTACGGCTTTGACAGAGTCCGGGCTGACCACCATCCCGTGGCACCCTTTCATTCCTGAATAAGGACAAAACCAATGCATCACAGCAATGCGCCCCCGGAAAACAACGGGGCCGTAACGGACATCTTTGTCTTCGAAGACTGCCGTATCCGTACCATCGTCGATGAAAACGGCGAGCCATGGTTCGTGGCCAAGGATGTTTGCGATGTTCTGGGATATCGCAATTCGCGGGATGCCATTGCCAAGCACTGCAAGGCGGCCACCTTGATCAATCTGAGTACCGTCTCGGATCGGGACGGTAGTCCGGGAAATCCTAATGTCACGATAATCCCGGAGCAGGACGTTTGTCGTCTGATCATGCGTTCACGGCTCCCCGGCGCTGAGCGGTTCGAGAACTGGATCGCCAGCAAGATCAATACGTTTTCCCCTGTCACCCTCTAAAATCTGAAGAAGGACAAAACCAAAGCATAGCAACAATGCAACCCCGGAAAGCAACGGCATGACCATGATCCCTTTCGTTTTTGAGGACTGCAATGTTCGTACCCTGATTGATGAGAACGGCGTGCCGTGGTTCGTGGCTTCCGATGTATGCTTGGTGCTGGAAATCAGCAATTCGCGGGATGCCATTTCTCGCCTGGATGACGATGAGAAGAGCGTCGGTATTGCCGACACCCCCGGTGGTCCGCAGGAAATGAACATCATCAACGAGTCCGGCCTGTATGCGCTGATCCTGACAAGCCGCAAGCCTGCGGCAAAGCGGTTCAAGAAGTGGGTAACCAGCGAAGTCCTTCCCTCGATCCGCATGACCGGCTCTTATCATATTGATGCCGAGCCGGAGAGGCCGGATGTTTCGGTCGCAAACATGGACCGTTCGGATCTGCGGACATGGATTGCCCTGGTCAGCGAGTGTCGGTCCACGTGGGGTCGCCCGGCGGCGCAGTACATCTGGAACAAAGTGCCCTTGCCACAGGTCGATGACATTGTCCGCGCGGTGGAGGCGTCAGCGGGCGAGACTTCGGTCGCGGCCTTTTTGCGTGAAACCGTGGTCGAGGCTGTAGGCAGTCGTATACAGGCTTCGGCCTTTTACCGGCTTTACAAGACATGGTGCGACAAAAACGGACACAGCGCTGTGACCATGACCGCTTTCGGGCGCGAGGTTGTCACCCGTGGCCTGCATAAAGTCCGGATGGGAACCGTCTGGTATCACGATATCGCTGTCAGCGGCGTGTAGGACAGACAGGGAGGGGGGCCGGTCGATTACGGGCGGTCCTCCCCTGTAGACCATGCGCCCCTCCATGATCACGCCTGGACGAAATTTCAGGAATTATTTTTTCGGCACACGAGGGCCTGTTATGGGACGCAGAGCCAAAACGCCTGCAGAGAAAAAGTTATGTGGAAGCCGTGTCAGGAAGAAGAATCCTCATCCGGATACATCCACAACTGACAGCAGCCGTTGTCCGGGACCGGATGTCCCTTCCCCACCTGGCTGGCTGGTTGATGCATTTGCGCGGGCGGAGTGGACACGGCTGGCTGCTGATCTTGTCAGCATGCGTATCCTGTCCCCGATCGACAGCATCAATCTGGCGATGCTGTGCCAGGCAACAGCAACCTATGTCCGGGCGCAGCAGGTCGTGGCAGAGAAAGGTGCAACCTACACCACGGCAAGCAAACACGGGGAAATGGACCGTGTACGCCCGGAAGTGAAAATTGCCGCCGAAGCCGAGAAGACCATTCTGCGCATTACCAAGGAATTTGGCCTGGCTCCCCTGTCCCGTGCCCGGGTAGCGACCGCGCATGCCAACAACGGCGTGCAGTTGATGCTGCCGGGCTTTGACATTGCACCAAGCGTAAAGTCCGATGACCAAACAGCATCACAAGGAACCTCCCAAGCCGATACCTTCTTCGGCTATGGAACCGCTCCGGTCCACTAAAGGCCATGCCGAATCATATGCCCGCGCCGTCACCGCTGGAACAGTCCCTGCCTGCAGGTGGATCAAACTGGCCTGTGCCCGGCACCTGCGCGATCTGGAGTGCGGGCACCAGCGGGGTCTGTGGTTCGACTACGAGGCCGAAGAGCGGATATACGCGTTCTTTGAGAAGTACCTGAGGCATTCCAAGGGCGAATTCGCAAAGAAGCCTTTTGTCCTGCAGCAATGGCAAGCCTTCATCGTCGGGTCTGTCTTTGGCTGGAAGCGGAAGGACGGAAGCCGGAGGTTCCGCACAGTCTACGACGAGGAGCCGCGCAAAAACGGGAAATCAACCCGTCTGGCCGGGATCGGTCTTTACATGACCACGGCGGACGGCGAATACGGTGCCGAGGTTTATTCCGCTGCAACCAAGAAAGACCAGGCCAAGATTGTCTGGGGCGAGGCCCGGAGCATGGTTCTGGCCAGCCCTGAACTACGCGCCCGGACACGGGTGTTCGCCGCCAACATGAATGTTCCGGCCCTTGGATCAAAGTTTGAGCCTCTGGGGGCGGACAGCGATTCACTGGACGGGCTGAATATTCACTGCGCCATCATCGACGAACTGCACGCCCACAAGTCGAGAGACCTGTGGGACGTGCTGGAGACGGCCACCGGGGCGCGGCATCAGCCGTTGATCTACGCCATTACAACAGCAGGCCGGAACAAGCTGTCCGTCTGCCGGGAGCTGCGTGATTACGCCTGCAAGGTTCTGGAAGGCATTGTCGAGGACGACAGCTTCTTTGCCGTGATCTTTACCATTGACGAGGATGACGACTGGTCCAATCCGTCGGTCTGGGCAAAAGCCAATCCCGGGCTGGGTGTATCGGTAAACATCGACGACCTGCAGCGCAAGGTGGAAAAGGCCCGTCACCTTCCGGCTGCACAAAACGCCTTCAAGCGGTTGCACCTGAACATCTGGAGTGACGGGGCCGGATCATGGCTGGACATTGATGCATGGGATGAATCCTGTGAGACCGTTGACCCCGACGTTCTGGCCGGTCGGGAATGTTACGGCGGCCTTGACCTGTCGACCACAACAGACATTACCGCTTTTGTCCTTGTCTTTCCCCCGGTTACAGACGGTGAACGGTGGAAGGTTCTGACCCGGTTCTGGGTTCCCGCCGAAAACATCGAACGTCGGGTCCGGTCGGACCGGGTGCCTTATGACATCTGGCATGATCAGGGCCACATCCAGGCAACACCGGGAAACGTGGTTGATTACCGCGCCGTTCGTGATGGCATCACGGCAGCAGCCGATATGTTTGACCTGCGTGAGGTGGCCTATGACCGGTACAACTCGTCGCAGCTGGTGACCGAACTTATGGATGACGGCCTGACCATGGTGCCGTTCGGACAGGGGTTCATCAGCATGGCAACGCCCACGCGCGAGCTGGAGAAACTGGTCATCTCCGGGCAGCTCGCGCACGGGGGCAATCCGGTTCTGCGCTGGATGGCCAGCAACGTTGTGGTTCTTGAAGATCCGGCGGGCAACATGAAGCCCGCCAAGAACAAGTCCACTGAAAAGATTGACGGAATTGTCGCCCTGATCATGGCCCTTGGACGCGCCACGCTTCCAAAGGAAGAGAGGGGCGGCAGCATTGATGACTACTTCGCAAGGCTAGGCAGGTGAGCCGTGAAACTATTGAGAAAGGCATTTGGCTTCCTTGGCCGAAGCCTGTCGCCGGAAAAGCCCACAGGCTGGTCAACAGGGCCTGCAAGCCATGCCGGGGAGGTCGTAAACGGGAGCAACTCCCTGATGCTGTCCGCCGTCTGGGCTTGTACCAACCTTCTTGCCGGTACCATTGCATCTCTGCCGCTGACGGTATACCGCACAGGGCCTGCGGGCCAGAGAACGGCAGCCCGGGAGCATTCCCTCTACCGGATCCTGCACGACAGCCCGAATGCGGACCAGACAGCGGTGGATTTCTGGGAGTACATGTGCTTCTCCATCGAACTGTGGGGAAATGCCTTTGCCCGGAAGGACAGCATCAACGGACGGCTGGTCAGCCTGACCCCTGTCAATCCGGCACTGGTCACGGTAACCCGGCAGCCGCACGGGGGATTGGCCTATCAATGGTCGGAGAATGGACAGGCGTTTACTGTTGATGAAACCGGGATGTTTCACATCCGTGGTTTTGGCGGCGGGCCACTGGGCGGGGTTTCGACCTTGTCCACAGCCCGGCATGTCTTTGGTCTGGCCATGGCGATTGACCGGGCGGCAGGCGCAACGTTTGCCAATGGGCTGCGGCCATCCGGAACATTGACCTTTGACCGGTTTCTGACCGACGAGCAGTACACAACAGCCGAAGCAAGACTGGCATCAAAGTTCAGCGGGGCGATGGCTGCGGGGCGACCGATGATTCTGGAGGGCGGCGTGCGCTGGGATCAGGTCACGCTCAACCCGGAAGATGCGCAGATGCTCCAGTCCCGTTCCTTCTCGGTCGAAGAAATCTGCCGGTTCTTCGGCGTCCCCCCCTTCATGGTGGGGCACACAGAGAAATCCACCTCGTGGGGATCAGGACTTGAGCAACAGATACTCGGGTTCCAGAAGTTCACACTGCGACGAAGGCTGAAGCGGATTGAGCAGGCCATCATGAAGCAGCTGCTGACAGCAGCTGACAGGTCTTCCGGCATTACGGTCGAGTTCAACATAGAGGGACTGTTGCGCGGTGACAGCCGGGCACGGGCCGAGTTTTACACGGCCCTTCTGGGATCCGGTGTGCTGACGGTCAATGAAGCCCGTGCCCTCGAAAATCTGCCGCCGGTTCACGGCGGAGATGTTCCACGAACACAAATGCAGAACGTTCCTCTGGGGATGGCAATCCCGGGGACACAAAGATCGGAGAACCGCCATGCGGGTACGTGACTGTCGCTTCATGACCAAGACTATGGGTGAGGCTGGCACATTCGAAGGCTATGCATCCGTCTTCGGCAACGTCGACCAAGGGGGTGACTGTGTCGAGGCCGGAGCCTTCAGGGATAGCCTGGCAAGGGCAAAGGCAGAGGGAAAAGTCATTCCCCTGCTGTGGCAACATGACCAGAAGGAACCGGTCGGAATCTGGACGGACATTGCCGAGGACAGCAAGGGATTGCACGTCAGGGGGCAGCTCCTGCTGGAGCATGATCCCCTGGCCCGAAGGGCGTACGGATTACTCAAGGCTGGCGCAATTGGTGGCCTGTCGATCGGGTACACCATTCCCTGGGGAGGAGGGCAGCCGGAAAAGGGATCACGGGGATCTTTCCAGCGCCTGAAAGAGGTGGATCTTCACGAAATCTCGCTGGTCACGATGCCCATGAATACAGAGGCACGTGTCACGGGGGTCAAGTCCGCTCTTGCGGCAGGGAAAACACCGACAACCCGGGAATTCGAGGCATACCTGCGGGAGGCAGGATTTGCGAAAAGTCTTGCCACGGCAATTGCCAGCAAGGCGGCTCCGCTGCTTCGGGGGGAACCCGGAGACAGCACAGAAACAGAAGCAGCGTTTCTTCAGGCTCTTCTGAAACAGCACAATGAAAAGGATTTAGTACTATGAGCGCATGCGTGTGGAAGCGTTCTGACCGCATATGCCGCGACATGGCAAATGAAGGGCATCCCTCGGCAGGAAAAAGTGTTGAGGCCCTGGCTGCCGAGGTCAAGGCGTCATTCAGCAAATCCCTGGACGAGGCCCGCTCTATCGCAGAGAAGGCCCTGTCTGAAGTTCAGGCGAACGGGAAGCTTTCCGGCTCCGTCCAGGAAAAGGCTGACGAGGCCCTGATCAAGATGAATGCCCTGCAGGAGCAACTGGCAGGCATGGAGCAGAAGATGGTCCGCCTGTCCGGACCTGGTGGAAATACCTGTAATACCTCGCTTGGACAGACCTTTGTCGCGGACAGCAAGATCCGTGAATTCCTTGATTCGCAGAGCAAGCGCGGCAAGGTTGATATGGTCTTCAAGAGCACCATAACGTCTGCAACAACGGATGCAGCGGGCTCTGCGGGCAGGCTTGTAACCAACACCCGCCTGCCTGATATCATTGCTGCACCGGAACGGCGTATGACGATCAGGGATCTCATCACGCCGGGACAGATGGATGGCAATACCCTCGAATATGTCCGCGAAACGGGTTTCACAAACCAGGCAGGCATGGTGGCCGAGACTGAGGCGGTGCCCCAGTCTTCCATCAAATTTGACCTTGTGAACACCACGGCAAAGGTCATCGGGCACTATATGAAAGCGTCACGCCAAATTCTGGATGACGCGGCACAGCTGGCGTCCTACATCGACGGTCGCCTGCGATACGGACTGGCGTACAAGGAAGAGGCCCAGCTTTTAAACGGAGACGGGACCGGTCAGAACCTGCTGGGCATTATCCCGCAGGCAAAAGCCTACAGCGCCCCGATCACCATGGAAAAAGCAACCAGCATTGATGTAATGCGCCTGGCCATGCTGCAGGCCGCGCTGGCTGAATATCCAGCAACGGCGCATGTGCTCAACCCGGTGGATTGGGCCTGGATCGAAACCATCAAGGACTCGCAGGGGCGTTATCTCATCGGGAACCCGCAGGGAAGCGCAACGCCAACATTGTGGGGGTTACCGGTCGTTACAACGCAGGCAATTGGCGTTGACAAATTCCTGACCGGGGCGTTCCGCCTGGGCGCACAGGTCTTTGATCGCTGGCACGTCCGTGTCGAGGTCGCAACGGAACACGGTGATGACTTCATTCATAACCGCGTCACCATCCTGTGCGAGGAACGGCTGGCACTGGCTGTCTATAGGCCGGAAGCCTTCATATACGGTGATTTTGGACGCATTGACTGAGGAGAAGGCCGGGTTTGAAAGCCCGGCCTTTTTCATTGGGGAACCGATGAGCACAACAAAACACTACCGGGTTCTGCGGGCCATGGATGGTGACCGCTTCTACCGCGAAGGAGAGTCCCGTTCCATGTCTGCTGCCGATGCCTTTCATCTTGTCCGGCTGGGGGCCCTGGAGGAACTGCCTGTGGACACAGGGGCAGATCCCGTCGAGGCAAAGCCCCGCACACGCAGGGGGAGCCGTCATGCTGATTGAGATACAGGCACCGGAAACAGAGCCGGTATCCCTGTCGGATGCCAAGATACATCTGCGTGTGGATCATACCGCCGAGGACGATTATATCGCATCCTTGCTGTCCGTGGCGCGACGGCAGGTCGAACAATACTGCGGACGGGCCTTGTCTGCCCGGAAGTGGCGTCTTCTGCTCGACAGCTTCCCTCCACGGATCGAGCTTCCCTGCCCACCCCTGCAGAGTGTGGATGCCCTGAGCTGTATCGATTCCGGAGGCAGGCAGAGGGTTCTTCCCCCGGAATGCTGGCAGGTCGGGCAAGGCTGTCCATCGATGATCATGCCCGCGCCGGGCCACTGCTGGCCACAAACAGCGTCCGGACGCCCGGATGCTGTTCTGGTTGACTTTACGGCGGGCTACAGCGACCGGCGTGATGTCGATCCTGCCTTGCGGCATGCCATGTTGCTGCTGGTGGCAAACTGGTTCGAGAACCGTGGTACTGCGAGCGAAAGCGGTTCAAGACATATTCTTCCGCCGACCGTCCGATACCTTCTGGATCCCTGCCGTATACGGACGGTGCCGTGAAAGCCCCGGACATTGGAGGCCTGAACCAGAGGATCGCCCTGCTGTCCTGGCAAGATTGTCCCGACCAGGAAACCGGCCTGCTGGCGCTGTATCGGACAGAGGCCGAGATCTGGGCCAGGGTGGAGCCGGTCGGGGGAGCGGTTTATCTGGGAAGCCAGCAGATCGGGCAAACCATAACCCACCGCATCACCATGCGCTGGCGGGAAGGGATTACGGCAGAGCATGTCATCCGTCATCGCGGACGTTGCTTCCGGATCCGCCGGATAACCGACCTGAATGGATGGCGACGGTTCTCGGTGCTGGACGTCGAGGAAGAAGGACCTTTTGTACAGGAGGCAGGTCATGGCCCGTGAACAAAGCGCCATGGAAATCAATACCAGGTTATCGGGGTTTTCGCGTCTTGATTTTGACCGGAACCCAATCCGCCGTGAGCTGCGCAAGCTTGGATCCATGGTGGCCAGGGATGCGCGGAAACTCGTCCGGACACGAAAGCCATCGTCCCCCGGGACAAACCCCGGACGGCAAACAGGGGCCCTTTTCCGCTCTATCCGTTCCAAGGTCGGGCGTCAGGGTTTCCTGGTGGCTGTGGCCCCGTTCCGCAACGAGGAGCTGATGCGAAAGAAAGCCTACTATCCGGCCTTCCTTCTTTATGGGGCCGAGCGAAAGCCTGGCGGGCGTCTTCTGCCGCGTAACAATTATATGGCGGATGTCATGCAACGGCACCGGAACATGGTCCAGGAGCGTCTCTCTGTCGTTCTTGTGCAAGCGATTGTGCCACGTCGGGGAGGCTCTCGTTGATGCTGGACGCCATTATCCTGGCATTGCGGGAGCGATGCCACACGTTCTCGGGGGCTTCGGGTTCCGCACGTATCGCCGGGGCTGCTGAATTCGCCAGAGTCGCGGAGGATGCCAGTCTTCCGGTTCCAGCGGCCTACGTGCTGCCACGAGAGGAAAAGCCTGCAACAGCCGTAACCTGCACGGGATATCGGCAACCGGTTCAGGCGCATTTTGCTGTGGTTGTCGTTCTTCCTGCGGCGGATCGTCGCGGACAGGGAGCGGCTGTGGCCGTTGAATCAGTGCGGGACGATTTGTTTCGTGCGCTGCTGGGCTGGGAGCCGCCCGGCTACGGGCCAATTGTTTATGAAGGCGGCGAGCTGCTGTCGGTCGATCGCGCCCGGTTGTGGTGGCAGTTCACGTTCAGCGCAGCCTACCAGATTACAGAAGATGAAACGTGGCTGGCTGTGACCCATCGGGACCGGCCATTACTGGAAACGGTCCGGATTGGCCTGGATGCCACGGCGAATGATCCGGAAACAGAACCGTGGGGGAAACCGGATGGATATCCGGAGAGATGGTTACATCTGCACTTTGATGCATCCGCGCAGGATGCACGGGAGAACCAAAAATGAGTGTGAGCTTCAATACATTGCCCGTCAATGTACGGGTACCGCTGTTTTATGCCGAGGTTGACAACAGCCAGGCCAGTTACTTCGAGCGCCAGAACCGCACCCTGCTGATCGGCCAGATGGTTTCCGGCGGGACCGCACGGGCCGGTGTACCGCAGCAGGTATCCCGCACGGACCAGGCCAGGGTTCTGTTCGGGGCCGGATCCATGCTGGCCCGCATGCACGCGGTGTACCGGGCCGGGGATACCTTTGGCGAGGTCTGGTGCATTGCGCTGGACGATGCGGCGGCGTCTGTCGCGGCAACAGGTACGGTCAGGATCACCGGAACAGCTTCTGCCGCAGGTATCATCACACTTTATATTGCCGGACAGCGTGTGCAGGGTGCAGTCGCAGTGGGTGATACAGCTGCTGCTGTGGCGCGGATGCTTGCGGGTGTCATTACCCGGTCTTCCGACCTTCCGGTGACAGCGGCGGCAGACGGCGGGAAAATCACGCTGACATGCCGGTGGAAAGGGGAAACCGGCAACGACATTACCCTGATTCCCAACTACAGGGGCGCTCTGGGTGGAGAGAGTGATGTGCCGGGCCTTTCCGTAACCGTTGTGCCCATGGCAGGTGGTGCGGGCAACCCGGATATAGCGGTTGCCACGGCGGCAATGGGTGATGAGGAGTATGACCATGTCGTCTGTCCGTACAGTGATGCAGCAACACTGGATGCCCTTGCAGCAGAGATGGGAGACACGACGGGTCGCTGGTCATGGTCACGACAAATCTACGGGCATGTCTGGGCGGCACGCCGGGGCAGTACCGAGGCGCTGGCCACTTTCGGGAGAACGCGCAACGACCAGCATTGCACCATAGCGGGATTTGAGGCGGATCTCCCCTCGCCCGCGTGGGAGTATGCTGCGGCCTGGGCTGCCCGTTCTTCCGTTTTCCTGAACAATGAACCCGAGCGTCCCACACAAACAGGGGAATTATGCGGGATTCTTCCCCCACAAGCCGGGAAGCGTTTCACGCTGACAGAAAAACAGTCGCTGTTGTACGCAGGCATTGCAACCAGCATGGTATCAGGCGGGGCCGTCAGGATTGAGCGCTCTGTCACGACGTACCAGAAGAATGCCTGGGGGCAGCCTGATCCATCCTATCTGGACGCGGAGACCCTGTTTCTTCTGGCCTATGTCCTGCGTTACCTGAGACAGCGCATTACGCAGAAATACCCACGCCACGCCCTGGCCAATGACGGAACCCGCTTCGGGACCGGAAAAGCCATGGTTACGCCGGGTATCCTGCGTGCCGAGCTGATCGCGGCGTACCGGGAGCTGGAATTAGACGGAAAAGTCGAGAATGCCGAGGCGTTCAAGGCGGCCTTGATTGTTGAACGGGACAGTACAAATCCAAACCGTGTCAACGTGCTGTACCCACCGGATCTGGTCAACCAGCTCCGTATCTTTGCGGTCCTGGCCCAGTTCCGGCTGCAGTACCCGGATGCGGCCTGAACCGCTTACTGACACACAGAAAGGAACAATCCATGGCCAAGCCTATTGGCGGCACATGCTATTTCAAGGTTGACGGCGTGCAGCTGGAACTGGCGTCGGACGATGTCACCATCGATATCCAGGCAACAGAAAAGAAAGGCGTTGTTGCCGGGTACTATACCGAGAGCGACTGCATTCCCTCCATCGAGGGCGAATTTGTCGTACCACGCAGTTTCCCCATGCAAAAAATCCTGCGCATGGACAACGGAACCATCACCGTTGAATTGAAGTCAGGCCTGACGGCAAGCCTGTCCGGAGCCTACCTGGCGGATCGGGCACCCGTCGAGGGTGGCAAGGGCACCGTCAAGATGAAGTTTGAAGGCACACGGGGAGAATGGCTGTGACAGCATCAAGTATTACGCTGACCAAACCGGTTCATGCGCATGGCGAGGAGGTCCGTGTCCTGACGCTTCGCGAACCTGTGGCGGATGACATCATTGTCTGCGGCTATCCTTTGAGCATCGGTGATGGAGGAGCCACGCCGCAGGCCGGGGCGATTGCCAAATACATTGCCCGTCTGGCCGACATCCCGCCTTCATCTGTTCGCAGCCTTGCTCCCGCTGATTTCATGGCTGCATTCCAGGTCATCATGCATTTTTTCGGGGGCACGGGGGCGGAACCGATAACTCCGGATTGATCGAGCGCTTGTTCGATCTGGCATGGGTATGGGGGTGGGGTGTGATCAGGCCCATACCCCTGTCCCACCTTGACCTGTGGGAATGCCAGACCGTGCGCATTGCCAAAGAACAGAAAAAGTACGTGACAAAAGGATAGGGATCATGTCCCAGGGTTTCAGTCTCAAGGCGGTTATTTCTGCCGTTGACCGGGTGACCGGCCCCATGAAGTCCATCAACAGGGCACTTCAGCTGCCGGTAAAAACCATGCAGGCCGTATCCCGTGCAAGCGGCAATCTGGGAAGAGACCTGAGCATGGCCCTTGGTCCCATGTCCGGTCTTGCAGGGGTGGCCGGGTTCGGGGCCGGGGCTTTTGGAACCGCATCCATCATCAAGACCAGTGCCGAATTCGAACGATTCCGGAGCGTCCTGAAAACGGTGGAGGGGTCGGCGGAAAAAGCCGGGGCCAGCATGAAGTGGGTCGAGGATTTTACGCGGAAGACACCCTACCAGCTGGCGGAGGTCAACGAAGCCTTTGTCCAGCTGCGGGCGGCAGGACTGAACCCTGCGGACGGCACTCTCCGTAGTGCCGGTGATGCTGCCGCAGCCATGGGAAAGAGCATGGAGCAGGCTGTTGAGGCTGTGATCGATGCTGTACGGGGAAAAAGTGAGCGACTGGACAAGCTGGGAATCAAGGGCGAAAAAGCCGGCAATAAGATGGTGTATCGCTGGAGGCGGAACGGCGAGGACATGGTAACGGTCGCCGAAGCAAATGCAGAGAGCATACAGAGGGCCATTCTTGGGATCTGGAACACTAAATTCCAGGGGGCGATGGACAATCTTTCCAGCACATGGGACGGCCTGTGGTCGAACCTGATGGACAGCTTCACCAGCTTCCAGAAAATGATTGGCGATGCCGGTTTCTTCGAGGCCGCAAAGGGAGAGCTGAAGGCTCTGCTGGGCTTGTTCGGCCAATGGGAGAGTGACGGGTCCCTGAAGGCTGTGGCGCGACAGATATCAGACGTCCTGACATCATCGATTCGTGGCCTGAAGAACACTCTTATGACCGTGAACTGGCAACGTGTGTGGGAGGGCATGCAACGTTTCGGATCCAGCATACAGCGCTGTGTCGATGCCGTGGGGGGCTGGGGAAATGCATTGATCGGGCTGGCCCTGATTATGAATGCACACGTTATCGTCTCGGTGTTGCAACTTGCGGGCGCTGTTGTCCGGTTGACAGCCGTCTTGTCTGTTGCCATCGCAAGGGTGGCCGCCTTTGTCGCCAGGCTGGCGTTTGTAAAAATGGCTTCGGCCTTTGCTGTGGCCATCAACGGCATTGCCACCGCTATGGGAGCCCTGAACGTTGCGATGTGGGCCAACCCGATCGGTGTTGTTCTGGCCGGTATTGTTGCCGTTGTTTCTGCGGCATGGCTGCTCTACGACAACTGGGATGCCGTCTGCTCCTGGTTCCTCGGAATATGGGACAGCATGAAAATGGTTGTCGCGGGATTCCGGGACTTCCTGTCCGGCGTGTTCAGCAATGATCTTGCTGCGATGTTTGAGGGTGTGGCGGCTCTTGGTAGGGGGCTGGCCGGTCTCCTGAACTCCATTTTTGCGCCATTCCAGTGGGTGTTCGAGAAAATGGGATCCTTGCTTGATATCGGGGGAAGAACCGAAATCGAGGCGGCACTGACAGAGTCGGCAGAATTCAGGGCCATGCAGCAAAGCCATCATGACACGTCAGCAGGCACATCCGTGCTTGATGCAGCAGCAAGCCGCAACCAGATCAACGGAGAAATCCGGGTCAGCTTTGACAATGCGCCTCCGGGAATGCGTGTCTCCGAAGGCATAACAGACCGGTCGGGACTGTTGATCAACCCGGATGTGGGATACCGGCGGGGAGCCATTGTCTAGCAGCGCAGCAAAAAAGCACGCAAGAAGAGCATTAACGGAAATATAAACCTATAAAGACAGCAACCCTTTCAGGAAGGATTGCTGTCATGCGCCTATATGTTGTTTTTCTTGTGTCGTTTCTGCTGTTCCCTTTCCCGCTGTCTGCGGCGGATATTCCGGCCACACTGAAGCGTGTCATTGACGGGGATACCGCTGTCATGCAGACCAGCGATGGCGAGAAGACAGTGCGTTTCAAAGGTATCGATACGCCTGAACTCAAGGGCCGGTGCGCCGCCGAGAAGCAGGCGGCCCACCGGGCAAAAGCTGCAACAGAAAGGCTTCTGTCAAAAGGGGCGATTACGTTGCGGAAGCCATCCAGGGACAAGTACGGGCGCACGGCGGCCTTTGTCCTTGTCGATGGGAAACCCGTTCACGTGGCCCTGATCCGGGCCGGACACGGGCGGGCCTATGCGGGCGGAAAGCGTCAGGGGTGGTGTGACGGACAGAATTAAATCACAAGCGGAGCGAAGGCTGATGGTGGCCGGATGGAGACAGAAACTGCAACCGGCATCCTTCAGGGGCGTGCCGTTTTTTGTGGATGGTGATGACCTTGAAGCGGGGCGGCGGATACAGGTTCATGAATACCCGCAGCGCGATACGCCCTTTGTAGAAGACCTCGGGCGGGCCAGCCGCAAGATTTCAGTTACGGCCTTTCTTGTTGGCCCCGATTACATGGCGCGCCGTGATGCGCTTTTGCAGGCTGTTGAGTCCGGTGCAACAGGTACGCTGGTTCATCCGCAGTACGGGAGCCTTTCTGTTGCCGTGGACGGAACATGCTCTTTCAGTCATTCACGGGAAGAGGGTGGGCTATGCAGGGTTCGATTATGCTTTGTCGAAGCCGGTGAGGCCGCCTTTCCTGCCGCGCGCATCGATACGGTGGCCGAGGCCTTGAAGCGTGCCGAGGCCCTGGACCGGATTGCCGGGCTCGATTTTCTGAAGAAATTCGGAATATCCGGCTTTCCCGATTTTATTGGTGACACGGCTGTGGCGGATCTGATGCATGGCCTTTCCACCCTGGAAGACGCGCTCTTCATGCGCAATGCGGAGCCACTCGTATTGCTTCAGTCAAAGCTTGGAATCCTGACCGGCGATCCACGCAAACTGGTGGCAGCCATACAGGGCATTTTCCGTTCGCTTGGTAGCGACAAAAAGAGAGTACAGCCTTTGACCGCTGTTGCAGCCTTTCGTCCTGCCCCGCAGGCAGAGCCGGGGACAACCCGGTTACGGAAACAGGAAGGGCAAAACCGTGCTGCTGTTGCTTCCCTAATCCGGAGATCCGCATTGGCACAAGCCAGCCGCAGTGCCGCACTGTCACAGTGGTCTGTCCGCGATGATGCCCTTGCTGCCCGGGATACCCTGGTCAGGGCCTATCGCGCGGAAGAGGACATCACCGGGCATGGCAATGTCTTCGCCGCGCTTGGTGCGGCCCGTCTGGCGACAGCGCAGGATATTGGTCAGCGTGTGAAACCTCTGCCAAGACTGGAGCGCATAACGGTGCCGGGTCCCGTGCCCGCACTGGTTCTGGCCTATGACCGGTACGAGGACATTGCGCAGGAGGCCGATATCATCACCCGGAACAACATTGCCCATCCCGGCTTTGTTCCCGGGTCTTCTCTTCTGGTTACAGGATAGGTCAGTGGAAGACAGTGTACTCCTGAAAGTCAATGGCCGGGAATTCGGAGGATGGAAGCGTGTCTCTGTAACAGCGGGTCTGGACCGGCAGGCGCGTGATTTCGAGCTGGACATAACCTTCCGCTGGCCAGACCGTGCCGCTATCCGCGACATGATCCGCCCGGGTGACTCCTGCCAGATTCTGCTGGGGCGCGATCTTGTCCTCACAGGATACGTTGACGCGACCCCCATACGTTACGACGCCGGTCAGATATCTGTTGGTGTCAGCGGACGGTCGGCAACGGCAGACCTTGTTGATTGCGCCGCCATCAACGAGCCGGGACAGTGGAATGCACGCCGGGTCGAGGACATTGTGACCGACCTGGCCGCGCCTTATGGCGTGCACGTCTGTACCGAAGTCAATACCGGCCCGATCGTGGAGACATACCAGATTGATCAGGGAGAAACTGTTTTCGAAAGCGTGGACCGCCTGATCGGCATGCGGGCGCTCCTGTCCACGGATGATGCAAACGGGCGTCTGGTTCTGACCGGAACAGGACGGATGCGGGCAATCACGCCGCTGATCCTTGGTCAAAACATTCTGTCTGCAGATGCCCCGCTGAACTGGAAAGATCGTTACAGCCTTTACCTGGTGAAAGGACAAGGCATAGGCGATGACAGTTCGGTGCATGATGCCCTGTCTGTGCGTGCCGAGGCCCATGACGCGGCTGTCAGGCGACGGCGCGTGCTGTTCCGGAAGCAATCCGGAGATGCCGACAGGAACTCGGCGCGGCTTGAAGCGCGCTGGGAAGCTGCTTCCCGCGCCGGACAAAGCGTGAAAACGCGCTATACCGTGCAGGGGTGGCGACAAGCGGACGGCAACCTCTGGGTACCCAACGCTGTTGTCATGGTACAGGATCCTGTTATCGGACTGGACGGAGAGATGCTGATCGGTGAGGTCACCTACTCTCTGGGGGATACAGGCTGTCTCTGCCATCTGACCGTGGCTCCGACCGGGGCGTGGGAACTGAAACCCGAAACCACACAAAAGGGCGGGGATGGACCTTCCGCCCTGACCAGGCCGGGAGAAACCCTGCTGAATTTCTGAAAGAGCGCATGGATGATCGAACGCACAATATCAACAGCCCTGCGCCCACTGGCGCGGCGGATAGAAAACATCCTTGCGCGTGCGCTTGTAACAGCCGTGAGCGGAGGAAGGCTTCAGGTGTTGCAGGTCAGTATACTGGATGGTGAGGTCAAGGATGGGGTGCAGCACTACGAACCTGCAGGATTTACCTCCCATCCGGTATCGGGTGCGGAGGCCCTTGTCCTGTTTCCGGACGGGGACCGGACCCATGCCATAGCCGCCGTGGTCACAGACCGTCGTTGTCGACCGGCTGACCTGCAGCCGGGGGAGGCTGCGGTCTTCTGCCCCGGTGACGGACTGGCCCAGATCCGTGCTGAACGGGATGGCACCATCCGTATCCGGGGTAAAAGAATTGTCCTCGAAGCCGATGGCGACATTGCGCTCACGGCATCGGGACAGCTGCTGGAGGAAAGCCGTGAACACAAGGTTCTTACAGGTACCTATGCTGCAGCCCGTAAAGTATGACAGGAACAACAGCCCATGTCGGGAATAGCCGTTAACGGACGTGATGTCGCGGGTGGGGTATGTCGTGGGGCAGAAACGGGCTGGTACCGTGTGGAAGACCATGCGGTCGCCCTGCAGGGAGATCCGGTTGAGGGACACGGCGAATCTCCGCACAACGGTCCTGTTCTTGCCGAGGGAAAGGCTTGGTACACCGTCGATGGCATTCCTGTTGCTTTTGCTGGCTGCAAGGCAACCTGTGGCCATGTGGTCAGCGGGCGCTCCTGGTACAGTGCGCTTGAAGGACCGGAAGCTGAAAAGGCAATCATCAAGTCCGCTCCGCGTCGCGGAACATATTTCTTCGGTGGCGCAGGACTGAACGGAGCCTATATAGGCGACATGGTGTCGGCTTTCCGGGAAGCTGGTCTTGACCCCGTATCCGCAGGCAATGGCAATCGATGGTCCGTGGACGCCGGAGAAGGATCGCTGTTCGGCATGCTGGGAGATGCTTTCAGCGGTGTGCCGCTGCTGCGGGATGGCGAGGATACAGGCCGTCCCCTCGGCCTGGATGACTATGGAACACGTGGAACGCAGTTCAACCTGGTTGGCTATTCCTACGGCTCGCTGGTTGCTGCGCAGGTCGCCGTCAAATACGCCCGGGCGGGTGGTGTTGTGGACCACCTTGTCCTGATCGGATCGCCTGTTTCCCGCCCTTTCCTTGACCAGCTGCGTGCTACGGAAGGGATTGCGCGTATTCTGGTCCGGGATCTGTCGTACATGGGTGATCCAATTCGTGCCGGAATGACGTTGGGAGATCTTGTGGCTGCAGGACCTGTCCTTGTGGTACAGTTCTACGAACAGAGCGGCCATTTCCGTTACTCTCCCATGACGGCAGAGGCGGCCCGGAAACGGAGAAAGCTTGCTGCCTGGCTTTATGAGGTGGGCCTGAGATGAATGCCTTTTTATTCCTTGGACGAAGTCTCTGGATGCTGTCGTGCGTGGTTCTGACAGCGACAGCGCTCTTGGCCAATTATCCCCTCGCCGGTGACATGCCGGTCAGTGCCTCCCTCTATGGCGGTGACCCTTGGGTGTATGCACCCTGGCTTGTTCCTCCGGTTATCGGTGCCGCCCTAGTGCTGCCGGGCCTGCTGTTGTGGCTGCCGGTTTGTTTGTTCCCTCAGTGTGGATCAAGGAAGCTTGTGGTGCTGCTTCTGGCCAGCCACGCTGTCGGCTTTCTTGTCATCCCCGTCATGATTTATGAGGGGTGGCTGCTTCGTCGCTGGATCTGCACGCCGGAAACGGACACGCCCTTGTCCAGCGCAGGATAATCTTTCTTTCCTACCTACATACAGCCGCCTTCCGGGCGGTTTTTTTTATGGGGCTTTCGTCGTGTCAAAAGCATCTCTTGAGGCGGTTTATGCCTCCGACCGGACAGCGCCGTCATCGGCCTTACCGGATTCCCTGTATCGGGCTGTCGAGAACTCCCTGTTTACATGGGCGCGGGCCAGACCGGACGATCGTTTGCCGGATGAATCCGGGCGAATGGGATGGTGGGGTGATGTAACCATTGCCAATGATCATTTCGGATCCCGGTTATGGCTTTTACGTCGTGAGGCCCTGACAGACCAGACTGTGGAGCGAGCCCGTGAATACGCCGCCGAATCCCTGTCCTGGTTGGTCAAGGATGGCGTTGCAGCCCGTATTGATGTTTCAGCCCGGCGCATCGGCTTGTCCGGTCTTGGTCTGGTCGTAACGGTATTTCGTCATGACGGGCACCGTCTTGACCTTGATTTTCATAACGCATGGACGGCTATCAATGGCTGATATTGGATGGGTGCGCCCCCCGCTGCCGGATCTTGTCGCGCAAATTCGCACCGACCTTCTGACATCCCTGTCCCTTGATGAGGTTTTGCGCCGCTCTGACCTTGAAGTGCAGGCCCGCGTCCAGGCCGCAGCCCTGCATACGCTCTACGGCTTCGTCGAACATCTGGCACACCAGATTCTGCCCTGCAGCGCAACCGGTGAATGGCTGGAACGGCATGGTGCCTGGCGTGGCGTGATGCGGAAGCCGGCGCGGGAAGCAACCGGATCTGCAGAGTTCAGGGCCAGTCCGGGAAGCGCCTTTCTGCCCCATACGGTCATTCCGGAGGGCACGCGCCTGCAAAAGGCAGGGGGCATTGACTATGTTGTCGCGGAATCCACGGTCGCAGAAGGCGCTTCTGTCGTGGTGCCGATACGCGCGGCAAACGCGGGGCAGCATGGCAATGCCGAGCCGGGTACCTTTCTGTCCCTGGTGAATCCTGTCGCCGGGGTACAGCCCGTCGCTGTGAGCGGAGAGCTTTCTGGCGGCGTTGATCGTGAGGATCAGGAGGCATACCGGAACAGGATCATGCAGTATGACCGGATGACGGCGTGCGGCGGTAATCTCGATGATTACCGGAAATGGGTCATGGAGACGCCCGGGGTAAGGGTCAGCAAGGTCTGGGTCTACCGGCACAGCCTTGGAACAGACGCCCACGGCATTACCTTTATTGTATCCGGACGGGCAGGATTTATCCCGACCGATGCAGAGGTCGCTCTGGTCCAGAAGCACATTGACCAGTTCCGGCCTGCGGGGGCGGACCCTCATGTTTTCAAGCCCGTGGAGATGCCGGTCAATCCGCAGATTGCAATCAGCCCGGACAAACCGGAAACCCGCCATGCCATTGAACAAGAGCTTCAGGACTTCTTTTTCAGGGAAGCAAAGCCCGGAGGTACGGTGCGTCTGTCGCGTCTGAGTGAAGCAATCAGCGCTGCGGCCGGAGAAGTCTGGCACACGTTGCACGCACCGGAAAGAAGCCTGGCCCTGGAAGCAGGACAGATTGCAACACCGGGAACCATACTGTGGGGATAACATGCGGGCCAATGATTCAGATTATCAGGGGCTTCTTTGCGAAGAAGCTCCCCGTGGACTGCGGCCCCCGGGCCCTGCAGGAGCAGGAAATCCTCAGCTTCTCAAAGCCTTGGCACCCGCGTTGGCAGCACTGCACAACCGGGCGCTGGATCTGGTGGAAGAGGCGGATCCATCCACTGCGTTTACAATGCTGGAGGATCAGGAACGGGAATGGGGCCTTCCTGATGAATGTTCGCATGGGCGGGCAACGACCTTGCAGGAACGCAGGCAGGCCCTGCTCGCACGGCGGCGGGCACGAGGTGGCGCAACATTGGCCTGGCTCCAGGCGCTGGCTGATGATCTGGGCTACCAAACCACTCTTGTCGAACATCGTCCGTTCGTATGCGGGCAGGCGACATGCTCCGAAAGCGCCCTGAATGGTGGGCATGCCATCAGGCGCTACATCCGCGTTACGGTCCATGGCCCGCGCGTGACCCTGTTTCGGTGTGCAGACAGCCAGTGCCTGGATCCGCTTGGAAAGATCGCACAGGCAGAGGATCTGGTCTGTCGGTTACGAAAGATGGCGCTGGCCCATCTTGATCTCAAATTTTCATATGAAGGAATATAAATCATGCGCTGTGTTGGGCCGGTATCCGGCATGACAAGTACAGGGCCTGTTCTGGCCGAGGATGGAACACCGTTCGTCAATGTCAATCCTGCTGCCAACACCCCCGGTTCTGCGGTTCCGGCACAGGTGTTCAATGTCATCCTGCAAGAGTTGACGCACCTTGTGAGGCATGCGGGCCTGTCTCCTTCCACAGATGACAGTGATCTGGAGCAGGTCCGAAAGGCTGTTGAGGCTCTGATTGCAGCAAGACGCGTTGATCCTGAAGACGCCACCCCCACCACGCGCGGCATTGTTCGTCTGGCGACGGCGGATGAGGTCAGTGCCGGGACGGATGCGCAAAAGGCGGTCACGCCTGCGGCGCTGGCGGGCCATCTCTTGATGCAGAACGCCTTCATCAAGGCCGATCCGGACAGCGTGGTGTTCACCAGGACCGCTGCCAACGCGATCAGCCTGAAGGCCGGAACGGCTGTGGACGTACACGGCAAGGCCATCCCGTTCACGACTGATACGGCGGTGGTGATGCCAACACTGACCCCCGGAACCGACTACGCGGTGTACGTCTGCGCCGATGGCTCCGTTCGGGCCGATGCCAACTTCAAGGTTCCGTCCGGCTATACGGCAGCCAACTCGCGCAAGATCGGCGGCTTCCACTATGCGCCCGGCGGCAACGCGACGGCACAGGCGGGCGGCGACACCAGCCCGGCGATCAACCCGTACGCGCTGTGGGATCTGAAGTTCCGCCCGGCGAGCAAGGACCCGCGCGGCATGACTCTGGTGGCGGACAGCTTCTGGGCCGATATCTATCTGCTGGGTGTCAACCACAATACGGACGGCACCAGCAAGTATGGCGTCACCATTGCCGATGGTGCAAGCCCACCGAAAATTCCGGGCCAGTTCGGAGGCAATGGCTCCCGGACCTATAGCTCGCTCAACTGGTGGGAAGCCGCCGAGGTGATGCAGGCGCATGGCAAGCAGCTGCCGTCGTATGCCGAATTCGCGGCGCTGGCCTGGGGCACCACCGAGGCTTCTGCGCCGGGTTCTGACCCGCGATCCACAGTGCTGAACGCAGCGTATACCTCGAAATGGGGCGTGGTCCAGGCGACCGGGTGTATGTGGGTGTGGGGGCGTGATTTTGCCGGTCCTTATGGTTCCACAGATTGGAAGGCGACGGGTGGCCGTGGCAGTACCTACCAGATGTCGAACGCCGTGATCCTGGGTGGTGAAGTTCGCTATCCGTCTTATTCCGGTGGACGCTGTTCGAACTGGGGGCACCCGGCATTCAGCGCCTACCATTACATCAGTGCACGCGGCGTCTGTGCCCACCGGATTCTTCCCTGACCTTCCCAACGGAGTTTTTAACGGATGACCATCATCAACACCCGTGCCGATCTGGACGCCATCAAGGGCACACCAACCCACGCTGAATTCATGCGCCTGCTGCGCGGCACCATGACCACCATGACCGACACCCGGACGTACCCGGAAAACTACGGAAAACCCGAATACAAGGGGCCGAAACTGGACCCGGTCTGGGTCGAGGTCGAAAGCCTGGAAACCATCACCCGCTTCGGCTTCACAAAAGAAGAACTGATGCAGGAAAGCCCCGATATGGGTGGCACCGAGTAGCTACGCACGAGGATTTCATGGAGATCATTAACTGGGTGCCTCCCGATTGGCGGGGGGCGCTGGCGGCCAGCGCGTTTGTTCTGGTCATGATTGCCTTCTGGCCAAGACGACAACGGCTGATCGACATGGTGCTCGTGCGTCTCGGCTGCTCTGCGCAGGAAATCAGCAATGTTGAGCACATTGACAAGCGGCTGTGGAGAGAAGCTGACATCAAGGATTCCGGGCTGCCCATACCAATTATCTGTATCGACCGGAAATACCGGGTGCGCGTCTATAACCGTGAGGCCGAGAAGCTGGCCGGACATCCATGGAATGCAGCCTATCGAGCCGATGTTGGTTTGTTACTGACCGAACAGGATGCCGCCGTTCTACGTCATGAACTGGGTGCATACTTGCGCGACAGACACGGAGACAATGCATTGCGCATGGTCGGTGCAAAACGCTCCCTTGGCGTAGAGCGCCCCGATGGATCCATTCTGGCGGTCACAGCCAGTATCACGGACTTTGGCAATGGTCATGGCGGCTGGCAAATCGCGCTTCTGGAAAGCGGCTCTACTGGTTCTGCACGAACACTAAGAGACAAGTGACGATCGGGTAGCCGCCTGTTCCTGCGGTTTTACCGGCATCGGAATCGCACCCACCTTTATCCATCTTGACCTGTGTGGAACAGAGTTCCACGCGCCACGTCCTTTGGTGTGGACGTATTGAACGGAGATTCTCATCATGGGGCCAGTTGTAACAGCGCTCCTGCCTATTCTTGGCGGCCTGCTGGACCGCATTATCCCAAATTCTGCAGAAGCAGCAAAAATAAAGATCGATATGGAACGGCAGCTGATTGAGGCAGCTGAACAAGCCGCGCGGTCACACAATGAGGTTAACAAGATTGAAGCCGCAAGTGGCTCCAGCTTCCGGGGCGGCTGGCGGCCCTTTATTGGGTGGGTATGCGGCTGCGCCCTTGCGTTCCAGTTTTTTGTGGGGCCGCTGTTCTTTTGGGCAGCATCTGCATTTGGTCTTGCTCTCCCACCGTTACCGCAGCTCGACAGTATGCTGATGGAGCTCATTTTCACGATGCTGGGAGTCGCAAGCCTCAGAACAGTCGAGAAGATGCGAGGCGTCACATGA